TCTTGAATTCTCCTGCTCTAGTTAAATATTCATTTAAAGGTATTCTACGATTATAACCAAAGAATTTATATGGATTATCTTTTAGTAGTGGGTTATTTACACCTGTTCTTTCACTAGCACTTGAACCTGCAAAACGAATATTTGTATTACCAATACCTAAAATAGATCCCGGACCCCCTTTATATGTTAATATATTATTATTTGAAGAAGAAATATCATTACCAGCATATTTATTAATGTTATTTAATATTTTAACATCATATAATTGATATAATCTATTAAGACGATATGCATTATTAGTATCGACTTGAGTAGAAAGTACTCTTTCAGAATATGTACTAATCCCACCTACTCCACCAAATGGATTTAATCCTTGCTTATTAACATGTAATCCAAATGCTACTCCTCCTGCTTCAATTAATGTAGATAAAGGTGTATAAATGCCTTCATTTAAAAGTCCTGTACTTGATTGAGTACGAACAGCCATCCTAGAAAGTAAATTTTGTTTAATAGTAAATAATAAACCACTTGGATTTCTTATATCTGTAAAATATTTACCTAATCTAACTACATCTAAAGCTGAGTTAGTCAAAGCTTTACTTCCACCTCTTAAGATGAAATCTTGGTTTAAATAACCAAATTCTCCTATTTTTTCAGGGATAGGAGTTTTAATGTATGGTTGATTACTACTTCCACCACCAATCCTATCATGTCCGAATTTATTATCTTTTAAATTAGATGTAAGATTTATTAATGGCATATTTAAAGAATATATGAGTTTATATAATCAGAATAAGTTTTTTTAGGGTTAAATGATTGCTCAAATTTAACTGAAGCTGACGAAGGTGATGCAAAATATCCTCTAACAGCTGATGTATGGTTTGTTGTTGGAGGATAAATTGTAGGGTCAGTTAATGATTTATACGGTATTCCTCCATTTACTCCTGGTTCTTCAACATCTAAATTAGTAATATTAAGAGTATTATTTAATCCAGTAACTGGAAGTGTAGGTACAATATTTAAATAAGTATTAGTAGCGCTATATACTTGGCTAAAATTAACTATTTCCCCACCTGGATTAGCAGTTGTAGTGGGTGTACCTGTAACCGTAGAAGGGTATTTAGTTACCAAATCCGTATCAAGAACATGTAATTGTACTTGACTAGAATTATATAGATCTAATAAGCCCATTATCCTGGTAGACTGTCAGTATACTTTGGTGGTGTTGCTCCATTTAAATCTAAAAGTGAAGGTAATGGTAATGTATTAGTTACACCGTCATTATATGCTTGAAATGCTGTATTAACAGCTGAAAAATCATTTCCATTTAATGAATAACCTGGTTGGTTACCATTTACATGAAGTTTTGATAATTGTGTTGCTCCAGGGTTAATTACTGGGGTTGTGCCGCTACCATATGATAATGGTGAGCCTACTGTTGTTAATTTATCTAAAATTCCCATTTTATATTATTTTAATTTATTATAAATATTATGATTATTGAAGTTTATATGTATTCATAGCAACAGATGTTCCAAATTTAGTACCATTCATACTATTTTCTACTACTACTGGTTTATTGTTTGATTTTGATGATTCTTGTCGTAATGCTCGTAATTCTTCTAAAAGTGGAGATAGATCTTGTTGTGGTTGTGCTTGTGGTTGAGAAGAATTGCCTCTATTATTACCTACTTTTATTCCACCATCAGCTCCATACATTGTTTTATCTTTACCCATTAAATCAGTACCTACTTTTATTCCACCATCAGCTCCATACATTGTTTTATCTTTACCCATTAAATCAGTACCTACTTTTATAGTACCATCAGCTCCATACATTGCTTTATCTTTAGGATTTAATTTAACTGCACCAAATTCACCAAACATAATCGGACCTCCACTTGGATCTATTTCACCATCTTTCATAGATTTTAAAGCAGCATATCCTGCTACTGCGGCCGCAACTGCCACTGCTGTTCCTATTCCTAATGTCATAGCAGATACACCCATTAATTCGGCAGCTGCTGTTGCCATAGCTTGGACTAATCTAATTGCCCCCATAGCTATATTTTTTACTATTCCAGCTCCTTGAGCTAAAATAGAACCCACTATAGTATTTTCCATAACCATTCTAAATCCAGTTTGTACAGTAGTAGCAACATATTTAATTAAATTTTTTCCTAAATTCCATCCCTGCATAACCAATTTACCAAGTATGGTTTCTTCCATAGCTGCTCTAATTGATGTAAGAATATTGTTTCCAAATAATCTGTTATATTGGTATGTTTGAGCAGCATTTTGTAAACCTAAAGTAGCTAAAATGCTTTGCCCTAAACCTAATTTAGTTGTTTCAAGAGTAGCTTGGGTTTGGTTTTGAGCTATTTTTGTAGCGTTTTGAGCAATTAAAAATGTATTTATAGCAGTCATTCCTTTAGAAACAACACTCATTCCTTTCATTATACCATAAGGAATAAGTAAATATTTCCCCCACTGTATTGTGTATTTAAGTAAAGTACCTATAACTCCTACTATTGGACCCACAATTCCCATGATGTCAGCAAATACATCAAATACAGGCATTAATGGTTCAATTAATGAAACAAATATTTCTTTTAATTTTTCAATTGTTTGTGTAAATCGTTCTTGTACTGATTGTTGTTGAAATTGGTTAGCTAATGCTTCGTTTCCTAAACGTTTCTTAGCTTCTTCTACTCCAACTTGTTTTACTAAGTTATCATATTTTTCTTTAGCATTTTCACCTTCAACTCCCGATAATGCAACTAATGCTTCTCTATCCATTAAAGATTTTGCTAAATCATCTCTAGTTAATCCAGTTGCTTTAGCAATTGCTTCTTGTTGAATACGATTCATTTTAGAAAATTCAGCTGTGCCTCCTACTTGTTGAAGGATTTCTGCTGAAGCACCTGCTATATCACCATTTATGGCTAATAATCTTGCTTTTTCTAAATTTAAATCTTTACCAGTAATTAATTCGGCTGATAATTCATTAGATATTGATGATTCAAAATCTAGTAAACCTTGAGATATGTGATCGGCTTGTTGTAAATTAATACCAAATTGTTTTGCTTTAAATGCTGCTTCAGCTAATTTTTCTGTTGTTCCTCCAATAGATAATTTAATAGAATCAGAAGTGTTAGCTACCTCTTTTAAAAGTTGTTTAGCATTTATTGTTAATTTATTTTGACCATTTAATGCTGCTACACTACCTAAAAATGATGCGGTATTGTCTTCTAAGTTTCCTCCAGTAGCTAAAGTTAATTTTTGAATACCAGCTAATTCATCATTAGTATAACCTGCTTGTTCTCTTAATTTAGTAAATGTTATTAAGTCTTCTTTATTTAATCTAGCATTAGAACCTAATGTTTGACCAACAGCCATCATTGATTCTTGTAAACCTTTAGTTGTAACAGCAACATCTCCTGACAGATTGGCTATGTCTGTTAATTCCATTCTTAAATTAGCAGCACCATTGTAAGTTAAATCAAAACCTTTAGCTAGATCACCAATAGCACTATCAACAGATTTAAGTGTAGCTATTATTTCTGTAAATACAAATAAAGCTATATTTGCTGGGTTTGTTAAACTTTTAAATACTTGACCTGAAAGATTACTTATTCCTGCTGATAGTCCTTTTATACTACTTCCAGTTCCTTGTGCTGCTTTTTGAGCAGCTTCTAAAGCACTGCTAGTGTCAATTATATCACCTAATATAGGGATCTTTTTTATACCTTTTAAAACACCACTAAATACTCCTAATTTTTTATTAGTTTCTTCTAATGCTTGTTCTATTCCTTCAACTTCTTGTTTTTGCTTTTGAAGTGGTTCAATAGCAGCAAATGATAATTCCTTAAAGTCGTTTTGAAGTTTATTAATTAAATTTTGTTTTTCAATCCTTTCATTTTCACTTATACTAGCATCTTCAGATAATTGTTTTTGGAGACTTCCTATTCGAGTAGTTAAAACTTGTTGTTCAGCTATTTTCTTATTTATCTGGTTTTGGATTTCTTTAGAAGATATTGATTTTTCATTTATTTTTACTTGATTTTTTATTAAATCTTCAGTAATTTTACTTAATGATTTTACAGATCGATTTATATCTTTATAAGTTAAATCAAAAGATCTTGCCTCAGAAGAACCTTCTTTAATTTCATCAACTATATCAGATAATCTACTAGTAAGAGCCCTAAAGCCTTCTTCTAAAGCACCAGTGATTTCACCAATTTCTTCTAATGATTTTTTTGCATCATCTGCTTTTTTCTTTGAATCGTCAGCCATTATATAAGGTATTTATTATAAATATTGGCTATTTGTAAGAAGTTTTAGGTTTGGGGCCGGGTGTTACTGGTTTAGAAACACCATTCCATGCACTACGATTAACATTACCTGAAGAATCTACTAATGTGGAAGTATTATTTCCGCCTTTTGAGGCGTTTTCTGTTTCTTCATTTTCTTTATCATAAAATTCTTTAATCTTATTATAAGTAAATAAACGAAGCCAACGTGGCATTTCATAAATTGTATTCCAATCATATCCACCCCTACCATGAAAACATATTTCATGGATTTGGGTAAATAAATTAGATCTTACTATGGGTGCTGTACTAGAGGTCAGGCCAAAAAAACTTAACCCCAATTGGGATATCGACTCTATTTGAATCACTGGTGGGAAAAAAAGTTAAATCAACATCTGGTTGGCTTTCTTTGATGTGTTTTCTTAATTCTCGAGAATCTCGAGCTAGTAAGTGGTTATCAACAAACTCTCGAATAGTTTTTGTTTCTCGATCTTCATTAACTGAAGTAATGAGATATTTTAAACGTGTAGAAAGTTCTGGGGATGAATTAGTATTAATTTTTTTAAGGCCGTCTAATTCAGCTTGTATCTTTTGTTCATCACCATGAGTTAAGATTTTATAAGTAATGTTTGTGTTGGTAGACGGTAAAGTATAATTGAATTCATTTACACCTTTATTAGAATGTTCAAATGGTTTATTATCAATTTTAGATAAATCAACTGTGTGTTCAACTCCATTATAATCAAATGTATAATCTTTACCATAACCTAATACGCGAGCTGCTACCATGATAGCGTTTTTATCACCTGTAACTAAATCACTATAATTTATTTTAGATACTATTAATGCTTGTAATAATTTATCTAATACATTACCTTTTTGGATATAAGATTGATTAGTTAAAATATCTTCATGTTTAGCAGTCATATAACACATTTCGATTTTTCCACTTGATAATGGATTTTCAGATGTGTATAATAAACCTTTTGAAGGTAATTCAATAATTTCTGTTGGGACGTTTTTTTCCATAGCTTTTATTTAATATAACTTGTTTTGTGATAAATATACGAAAAATAAAGGAGCTCACCAAGTTTAAGGTGAGCTCTTTTTAATTTGTTTTCTTAGAAGTTTAAGATACAATAATCCATTGCAAGCGTTACTGATAATTCTTGAGCTGCTGATTCATCATCCCAGCTGTAATCACCAAAATTTGCTTTAGTAATAAATGCACCTTTAATAATCCATTCAGATACTATATCACCTACAGGTCCTAATACGTTAATAGTTACATCTTTCTTATAAAAATCAGAATAACCATCACGACCAGTAACTGATTCATGATGTAAACGTACCCATTCCATTACTGATTGAGCACCAGATGGAGTGATAGGATCAAACAATGTCATATCAATACTTCCCCATTTAGCTTTACCTTTAATTTTACGGTAAACGTTAATATGATTTAAAGTAATTTCATCCATTGTTACTTCTACAGCACCAATTTTTTTAATAGTATATGAAGGAATTCCATCTACATACATAATAAATCGATTTTTTACTTTCGGTTCAAAAGCTGTAAAGAAAATTTCATTTGGAGATAATATTGCCATTTTATTTTTGTTTTATTTTATTATAAATATATAAGTTTTTAAAAAATCTTCCCCTTTTTAGAGGGGAAGAAATCTATTTCTTTATGCTGGGAAACTTGCTCCAGTTGGTGTAACATTAAAGTCTAAGTAAATGAATTCAGCTGTTTTAGTTGGTTGTAAGTAAATTTGACCTACTAATTCATTTCTATCAATTACATCAGGTGTATTATTAGAATCATCCATAATCACTTTAAATGCATATAAACCTTGTCTTTGTTGAACACTAGTTAAATATGGGTTTACTTGTGATAAGAAGTTATTTCTTGTTGCAATTGTATTTTGTTCAAATACTAAATTATTTGCTACTTGAGAAATATATGATTTTAATGATATTAATAAACGTCTAACATTTACACGATCAAGAGCTGATGCTGCTGTTTGTAATGTTTTTTGTCCGTATACTACAACACCTTGACCTGGGAATGTAGCGATTGGATTTACTTTTCCAGTATATAATGTATCTCTATTTGTTTGAGATAATTTTATTTCTGCTCTAACTACTTGAGATAAACCACCACGATTAATACCTGCTGGAGCGAACCAAGGTTCAGCTACTGTGTCATTATAAGCGTAAACACCTGCAATTACTGTTGATGCTGGACACCAAACAATATTTCCTGTGCTTGGATCAATAACTTGACACCATGGCCAGTATTCAGCTGCATATGAAGTATTTCTAGCTGATGCTTGAGCTACTACTGCAGATACTGTTTTGTTGTAAGCTACTGGATCTAATACAAATATATTATCTCCTCTATTTTGTGTATTTGTAACGATTGTGCTAATTTGACCTGCATAATCTGCATCATATAAACCTGGTGTAAATAATACATTAAATTTATAATCATCAGTGTTGGCTAATAAATTAATCATGTTATCATAACACCCACCTGTTAACCCTTGAGTATCAGTTGAGTTGATGTTTTCATAAAAATTAGCACCACCTTTAATAGTACCTGTAGCACCACCAAATGATCCACTTCCATTTATTGGAATAGAAGATGTGTATTGAGGTTTAGCAATTCCATTATTATCGTAATAATTTGGAGTTGTATTATTTATTGATTTTATAGTTATATAATTTGATCTGTTAGCATAAGAACCAGAATATTCAATTTGGTTTCTTACTGAATTGTAGTTTTCGATTGAATCACCTATTACACGTGAAATGTAATTTGATGCATTTGGATCTAAACTTAATCCTGTCCAAGTTTCTAAAACTGCTGGTTGTAATGTATTATCATTTCCTCTTCTAATTAATAAATCAAATGTTCCTGATCCAGTATTAGCGTTAGTAATTTGCCATCTTAAATTATCAGCTGATCCACTTGCTAATGCACCACTAACTTCAGCACTTGTACTGTTCATTACTACACCTTGTGAAAAAGTTTGTAATGTAAATGAAGATGAATTAATATTAATTGAATTACCCGTTGCTGAACTTGTAGCTGGGGTGTAAGATCCTGTTACTACTCTTGCTATTAGTAATGATTGACCACCATTAACAAAATAATTGTAAGCTGCAATTGATGTAAAATAAGTGTAAGTTTTACTATCATTAGTACTTCCACTTGTGAAAGTAGTACCAAATTTGTTAACAAATTCGTTGTACGTAGTTACGATTGTTGGAACTTCAACTGGGCCTTTAACGGTTGGTCCAATTAATGCTGCTCCTACTGTAACCGGTCTTTTAGATACAAAAGAAGAATCATTTTCTCTTGCTAAAACACCAGGGGATATTAAAGTTTCTGCCATTGTTATTTATGTTTTATTTTGTTATAAATATGGCAGAAACTATTAAAAACTAGTTACTTATAAATTCTCCTTTTTCAAGGTTGATAGTTCCGTCACCATATGTTTTTTGTAACGATTTACCTATTGTTATTTCTTCTTGTTGAAGTTTTTTTAACTCTTCTGTAAGAAATTCTTTTTGTAATTTAATTTCTTGAATTCTTATTTCAGTTAAACCAAATTGTTCAGTTAATTGAATTCGTCTTTCTTGAATCGTTTTTAATGATTGTAACTCTTCTTGTGTTAAAACTTTTGTTTCCATTTTTTTTTGTTTTTTATTTATTTTTTAAAATAGTGATGAACTTATCCATGATGTACCATTATATAAAAAAAGACATGGTGATGATGTTGATACAGAAAAATCAACATACATACTACCTGTATTAGGATTATTAGGTTGGATTATTGGGATTATTAATTCACCTGTTACTTCTAAACTTCCAGATATAATAGCACTTCCGGTATATGGAAAGGGGCCATTATTTACTTCATCTATTACTTGGTTAATTATTGTTCTTGCTACTAAACCAGAATCTCCATTTTGTACGTATGATATACTCATTATTTTATATTATTTGTTATTTATTATCCTTGAGCAAATAAACCATCTTTATAATCTTGTGTAAGATCTGTCCAAGTATTTGTTAATGAATTATATGACCAAAATTGAACTACATCAATATATGCTTGAAATTGATAATCTGTATTGATAAAAATACCACTCATTGCGTACATTGTTCTATTTGCAAGTGCACTAGCGAATGATCCTGAGTTATTATATGTATAATCCCATCCTGCTTCTCTTATTATGTCTGTAGCCACCATTACATTTTCACTAATTGAACCACTAAGTGAAGCGGAATATGGATAAATTATATCTGCTAATTTCCACAATTCATAATTTTCATTATCATATGGAGCATTTGATTGTGATGGTGGATTTGGATCAGTTGTAACTAATCCTACTGCTCCATGAACTGCTCCACAGTTTGTAGATATAGCTGCTTGACCTTTACGGAATTGATATCCTGCAGATCCAGTAAAAGTAACTCCTATGTGTGGTGTACAAGATACAAATAACGTTCCTGTATCGGTGATCCTCTTTTTTCTCTATCCTTTCTT